ATAGTTTCTGTATCCCAAGAAAAATCAGCCTTAGATAGTGCTAGATCTAGGTACAAAACCTTATTAATACATGAAACTAAGTATGACCCTGTAAAAAATAGAGCGATTCGTATATTAAGTTTAGCCCCAGTTCCAGTAGAAATAACTTACAATGTTAATGTTTGGTGTAAGTATAAATCAGACTTAGATCAAATAGTAGAACAAATTAGATTAAAATTTAATCCAGATGCTGATTTAAGTATTCCCGGGCATAATCTAGTAAAGGCTTATTTAGGTGAGGATGGTTCTACTGCTCAAGATTTACAAGCAGAAGATAAAGATGATAGGATAATAAAAAGAAGTTATACAGTAACAGTATCAACATATTTAAATAATCCTAAGTTTATTTTAACCTCAAATGGAGCTATAGAAAGATTAAATTTAGAATTTTAAAAAAATATTTCTAAAAATAATTTGTATTAGAGTACATAATCAGGAGAGTTAATTATGAAACTAGTAAAAAACACAAGCTTGCAATCATTTACCATATTCTTCTCAACCGAAAAAGGTTGTGATGAAAGATGGTTAAAACCCGGAGAAGGTGTAGTTGTTCCTGACCATTACATCACCGAACAAGTATTAAATTTAGCAAAAAAAAGAATACTCAAAATAGTTAACGCTTGATAGGAGATAATTATGCCAAACTTTGTTAGCCCCGGTGTATATGTCATAGAAAAAGATCTTTCAGAGTACACGCCATCTCTGAATAGTTCCGTAGTTGGTGTTGTTGGATTCGCCTCCAAAGGACCAGTAAACGAAGCTACATTAATAACAAGCCAGAATCAATTAATAGACACTTTCGGCCCTCCAAGTGAAGACATCTATGGACAAGGATTAGAAGGCTCATTAGAAATACTGGAGACAACAAACTCAATGTATTTCGTTAGAGCAGCAGCAGCTTCAGCAGTGGAAGCTTCTGTCGCAGTTACTTTTGGAGCTTGCCCAGCCGTAATTGTTTCTGGTAATCAATATGGATTAACACAAAATATTTACTTGGATATTCAAGTAAAAAATAATGCTGGTATAGAACAATTTGCTTCTGCTAAACAATTTAATATACCATCAGGCACTTTAACTGCTGGAGATCCCGGTGCTTGCCAAGCTAGAGCATTAAAGAAAGTAATAGGTGGTTCTTTAGATGCGGACGCTGTTGGTGTTTTTGATAACAATTCAGATACTGGATTAGGATTATCTGGAGCTTTAGTTGGGTCTTTTGCAGGATCTGGAGCTTCTTTGAGTGTTACTTCTTGGACTTCTTCTGCAAGAACGGCAGGGGCTGCGGTTCTATTCCCTGTTAGACACTCTACTGGATCAACTAGTTTCGGAGCATCTGGAACTGGAGTATCATCCATAACTGTTTATGGTGCAACATTTGATGCGTTGACTGCTAGCGGATTAACTTACTTAGTTGAGACTTTATATCCCGGAGCAGGCTACAATGCAGGAACTACTGTTGATGGGGATACTAGTGGAAACTCAATTACCATTAGAGGTTTGGGTGCTGGTAACTTTGCTGTAGATATTAATGAGAATGGTGCTGTAGCTGAAAACTTTAAAGCATCACTATTTGCAAGTGGAGCATTCCTAGAAGATGTAATTAATACTGGGGCAACTAATGCTACATCTAAGTATATCCAAGGAAACTTGTATGCTGAAAATGGAGACATTGCAACGGTCACGAAACTCAATAACTTTGCAAGCCAAGTGAGTGGTTTGGTTGGCGCATCTTTTGATAATCTAAAAGGTACTCAGCCCGGAGCATTTACAGGTGCTGCTTGCATAGAGTCTCGCTTCGTAAAAGCAGTAGAGGGTACTTACGATTTAGCTGGTGGTGATAATGGAATTCCAGCATCAACTGATGGCAAAGCAACAGTTCTCATAGGTGATGCTACTACAGAACCTAAGACTGGACTCTATGCTTTAGATGATGATTTACTAAACATCAGTATTGCTTTGATCCCCGGAGTCTATAATCAAAGCGTTCAAAATGCTCTCGTTACATTAGCTGAAACAAGCCAAAACTTCCTTGCGTTGGTTTCTCCTCCTTATGGAATAGGAACAGTACAGGATGCTATAGATTGGTCCAATGGTAAATCTTCTAGCACTGCTGGATCAAGAACTGCTGCCATAAATAGTTCTTATGCAGCAATCTATTTCCCTCATGTGAAAGTGTTCAGCACATTCGATGGTAAGGATCGTTGGTATGATCCAACAATCTTTGCTGCTAGACAAATGGCTTTCACTGATAGCGTATCAGAAACTTGGTTTGCTCCTGCCGGATTCGTCCGTGGAAGACTTACTAAACCCACTGATGTTGAAGTTAAACTCAACCAAGGTGATAGAGATACAATGTATAGTGGCGGAAATGTTATAAACCCTGTTGTCAACTTTGCTCAACAAGGTATAACAATCTTTGGTCAAAGAACAGCCCAAAGAGATCCTTCAGCCTTGGATAGAGTTAACATCAGAAGAATGATGATTTACATTAGAAAGGTTATCTTGGCTTCAACAAGAAGACTTGTATTCGAACCTAATGATGAGTTTACTTGGGCAAGAGTTGAAAGCTTACTCAATCCATTCTTCGCTGACATTGCTCAAAGAAGAGGTATTACACAATTCAAAGTTGTTTGCGACTCCACAACAAACACTCCAATAAGAATTGATAGAAATGAAATGTGGTGCAAGGTTTTAATTAAACCTACTAAGACTGCTGAAATCGTAGTCTTTGAACTTAACCTTACAAATCAATCAGCACAAATAGGTTGATAAGGAGATTATATGGCAACTTATTCTGACTACCGTGGCGCGATAAATGCAGAAAGCCCAACACCTTTAAAAATTTCTACTTCACTTGATGCAATAAGATCATATCAATTTGAAGTAGATTTTAGAAATATTCCTGCTCTAGGAGATTACAAGGAAGGCGATCTACAGATTGGTGTTAATAAAGTAACTGCTTATGGACCAAAAATAGACATGGTTGAAATCCATAGGGTAAATGATATTGTTAAATATCCCGGAAAGATGAAATTTGAAGGGTTATCAATTACATTCGATAATCAATTATTAATCCCACAATATGCTCATCTTTGGGAATATATCAAATCAGTCTTTAATCCATTAACTGGACAATACTACACTCCAGCGACTGGAGCTAGATCAATTGCTTCAATTAAAACTTCTAAGATAATAGTGCGTCAATTAAGTGGGCAAAATACTCCAATATCTGAAACAACCTTCTGGGGAGTATTTCCTATGGAGTATGCAATAGCAGAACAAAAATACTCTGAATCAAATACAGTTAATACCATAGATGTTAAGTTCTCCTTTGATACTATGGATATAAGAACTATCACAAAGCCTCAGTGAAATAAATAAATATTAAAAAAATACCCAATCTAAAATATTTTAGATTGGGTATTTTTCCTTAGAACTATAATATAATATGGATTACTTTAAACAATTACTAAATAGTTTTGATGATCTAAAAAAAAGGAAATTTAAATTAATTTATATCGAAGAGGCTGCTCAAATAAATCCACAGTTAAAAGTTAAAGCCGAAGATTATATTAATAGAGCAAAAGCAGCAGCTAGTGCAGAACCTCCAAATAATAAAGTATTAGTGCAAGAAATACCTGATTCTTATGTTTGGGTTGCTGTAGAAGGTAAGTCGGCGGGTAAAGTAGTTTTTAATGGATTTCCTGATTTTAGAAAAGGAAAAGGTATACCTGTAGAAGCTGCGGGTGCCGCAGGAGCTATGAACTTTGCTGAGTTTGCAAATTTATTAGGGGGACAATCACAAGGTTCTGAACAAGAGCAAGCATCACAAGAACAAGCCGCGCCTACTGAAGCATTGGTACAACAAGAACCTATTGTACCATTAATAAATGTAACACAAAATACCCTCCTTAATGCATTTAAAAAAATACAAAACTTTTGTAAAGAAAATCCTAATGCCCCAGTTTGTAATATTAAAAAATCAGGATTAGAAACTTCCACAGGAGAAAAATTTACTTCGTCTGCAAATACTGCGATATATGGAAGATTACAGCGTGCAACAAAAGTAACATTTAATACTGAAATAAATGGTTATGTAAAAGACAAATTAGAGGATGCAAATGTTGATATTGCAGCAGATGCTTACGATCTGTTAGTGGATACTGCTATAAAAAATAAAGATTCTTCGTGTGAATCTTTCCAATCCTCTATTTTTTATGTGGCTGGAGCAGAACCTCATCTTTTGCTTAAATCTAGTTCTGGAGAAAATTCCGAGGGGGTTGTTTTAAAAATAGGTCAGTATGAAAAACAACTTATAGAAATGGCAAAGCAAAATTGTAAAAAAATAAATAGGGTAAAATTAGAAACTATTTATAGCGGAGCAAAAAGCCAAGTAAAAGGTGCTTTGTCTGAGACTACAGTTGATTTTTATTATCTTTTAAAAAAATATAATTCAACATCAGATTTAAAAGAAAAAAGAAAAATTTCACAATTTGTAGCAGGTTATTTACAAGAAAAAATAGCTACAATAAAAACTATAGCAGATGAATTAGCATTGGTAGGTGAAGATCCTACTGATGTTGAATCTGCATTTATTAATGAAGTTTTTAAAAATGATTCATTAGTGGTTAATGATTTGGTTCAAGTGAAAAAATTTATAGCGAGAGAAATGTTATATCAATCAAGAGTAATAAATAGATTTTTTCCAAATGCATCATGTGCATACAATTCTTCTGATCCCGGTACAGCTAAAACAGGTGATCGTCCAGATAGACAATTTATTTATACTGATAAAAATGCTGCAATGGCAGACTTATCTAAACAGAAAAGAGGAACCCAAAAAGTTCAAGAAACAACTTTAGGAAATTTAAAACAAGCTGTGCAAGCTAGATGTGCTGGAGCTATGTCTTGTCAAGAACAAAAAGATTTTGAAGCAATGTTATCTTCTGGTGGATTGATAGATAAATCAAATAACACTAAATTATATTTAATTTCTTCTGGACTAAAAAGATATAAAGAACTAGATGAAATAACATTAGGATCAATTGCTAGTTTGGATAGAATGGATCAATTATTTACTCCTAATTATGGAGGAGATAATAGATTAGCAGAAGGATTCTTACAGTTAGTAGATCAAAAAATGGGGTTAGATCAAACATCTTATGATGCAGTTTTAGAAATACATAATGATTTAAAGACAACAAGAGAAGCTATTGAATCAACAATAACATCTAAGTATAACTTAACTACAGGAAAAAAACCAGACTTTGCGGATCCAAAACAAGTTTTAGAAAGAGTATCTCAAATATTAAAAGATAGAACATTAGAAACAAACACATCAGCTAAAGAAATAGTTAAGATGATTAAAAAAGCATCTAAATTAAAAAAAGATGAAACTGGAAAATATATAGATGAAAGTAATTTACTCGGTAGAATAGCAACAAAAATAAATAAATTTGATTTAATTAACAAATATCAAAAATTACTAACCTCTACTGATGCTAAAAAAAGAAAAGCTTGTGAAGATTATTTAATAAAACAAACATTAATTAGCGGTTCTACAATAGATGATAACATGTATCAAACAATTATTGCTGATGATGGGTCTACTTCTGTCATACGGCATAATGAAATTTTTGATTTATTATTAGAAGCTAGAAAGGCTGGAAATTTAAAAATTGAAGTAACTGGAACAGGAGCTAAATTTTTATTTGCTGGAATGTACTTGGATTTAAATATTGGAACTAATAAAAATAGCATAGGATTAACATCTAAAATAAAGAAACAAGTAATTTCACAACTAAATCAAACACCAGATATAAATTCTATCCCAATGACAGAAAATATAGAAAAAGAATTAATGTTATTTAAAGAATTTTTTAAGATACAAAATCAATTATTTAAACTAGTTAATAAATAAAGAATCATTTAATTCTAGTATTTGATCAAGTATATTTATTTCATATTCCTCAAACCCTATAGTATTATAGAGTTTGGGGAATATGTTTTTTCTAGAAATAATTATTATTGGTTGCCTATCTTGCTGAAAAATAATTATAAAATCTTTTTTTGCTCTAACTGAATCTCTTTCAGCTTTCGTTATAAAATCCCACACTTCAGAACTCTTATTAAATAGACTGTAAATATTTGCTTTGTTATAGCCTTTTTTACATTCTATAATAAATTTAAAGTTTAATGGAGTTATAAGATCCCCAAACATTTTCATATGATCTGGAAGATTATGCATTGTAGCAAATGCCCCAGATCCGGGAGTTCTTGCAAACTCTGTTGTATTAAATTTATTATTTAGCAAAGAACAAACTTTTCTTTCAAAAGAGTTTCCTTTAGAACGACTATTAAGTCTTTTCTTTTTGGACAATTGCGATTTAAAAACATTAGGATCGAAAGAATCTTGTAACATATGATACCTCTGAACTATAATAGTAGTGTTAGCGACAGTGAAATGTCCACTGATGCAAAAATAAATGAAACCCAAAACTCCAATTTTGATTTTTCAAGATGGAAAATACGGCACCAAAGCCGAAGAGATGGTAATAACATGAGACTGATTATTAATTTGGACAAGGATCAATCCCTTGCATTCAAAAACTTTTCTAAGATTGTAAAACCTCAAGAAATATCTGATGATGATTTTTTAAAGACTATCTTCCTTACAGGGGTTGAAACCATGAATGATAAGTTAACTCAGATTATAAAACAATATGCAAAAGATAATAAAGCTGAGTTAGAAGCCTCTGGAATCTCCGTAATCGAAGGAGATGATGGTGATGTTAAGCTCCAAGAAACTCCAAACGAATGATCTTAGTATGTTTAAGCTAACTTTTCTGAGTAAGGAAAACGATCTTAATAAAATTCTCAGAAACCAAAAAAAGAACAAGGATACCATAAATCTTTTGTTTATATCACTTTGGGATAAGCATTGTAATATCCTAGTAGATAAACTAAAAGAAAAGTATAAGGATGACTTAGGTGAAGAGGTATTTGTTATTGACAGCTTTCATATGCCGCACAGCTTTGTAATTTATGAAGTTGTCAAAACACCTCAATTGGTAGTTGTTGGAAAAGATAAAACTTATTTAGAGAAATACTTACCTAAAATTTATGAATACTTCAATCTTGATTGAGGGTATCATTTTTAGACTCTAAATAATTTTTAATTTTAGAATCATACCGCTTATTTTTTGTATACAACAGCTTTAAATTATGAACGATTATTGTCGTGAAATAATTGAAAGCTGTTCCTTTTTTATTATTAAAATTTGGGAGAGTTTTTAATATTAGAACAAAGCAATCTTGCTTTGCATCATCTTTATCTAGTTTAAATTTAAAAGACTCTATTATATTATTAATTAACAGATCAAAATTTGCCATTAACTCATCTTCATATTTTTTAGGATTCTTTTTATAATCTCTAATTAATTTTTCAAATTCTTTATTATTTATGTAATTCTTTTCGCTCATAGGCTATTATATTTATATGGACCTAGAAAAGCTTTATAAGGGTTTGGAGGTTGCTCCAGACAATCCTTTGTGTAGCGGGTGCGTAATTCTCACAAAGACAAAGCCATGCTATGCAGTTCTGGATTATGAACAACAGGACCAGTGTGATGTACTATTCCTCTCAGATTCATTAAAGTCTAGATTTGGAAAGACTTATGCATTTACTGACTCTGAAGAGGAAATAATCAAGGAAGTTTTTAAACATCCTTTTGCGATGGCAGCATCTGTTAAATGCCCATCTGTCAAAGATGGGGATATGAATCCTGCTAGTTTAAATGCATGCCGCAATCATTTAAATGCTACGATAGATAAAATTAAACCAAAGCTTGTTTTCGCGTGTGGAAATCTAGCTATGAAGATGTTACTTAAAAAGAGTGGCATTACAGATAAGCGTGGGAACTCTTATGATTTTGAGTCCCCTAATGGACACAAGTGTGTAGTAGTCCCTGTTTTGCACCCTT